CTGAAACAATTCCAAAGCTGTAGCTCATCAAGTCTACGCCTAGGAACTTCTTCTGGTTTAAAACCTCTTTGAATGAACGCAGAGATTGGCAAACGGTAGAAGATAGCACCGTTTTCCATAATAGCATGGAATAAGAGCGCACGACCTGTAATAGATGATACACCAAAGATAATACAATCTTCAACTTCGCCTTGATGTTTTTTAAGATCATATAAATATTCTCTTTTGATTTGTGCATAAATAACAGGTATGTTTGCATTTAAGTAAGCCATTGTAAATCCTCATTTAATATTTCCCCAACTTAAACCTGATTCATAATCTACTTTGTTAGGCACTTCAAGTTTAATTGCCTTTTCCATAGTGTCTTTTATTGTCTCGGCTTCAGCTGGAGTTTTAATAGAAAAACATAATTCATCATGAATAGAAACATGAGGAAGAAAACCCTTCTCATATAGTTTTACCATAGCAGTCTTAGTCATGTCCGCTGCTCCTCCTTGAACTAATTTATTTAGTGCTTTGTAGGTAAAGGCTGGCTGCCAAAAATTTTCAAAGTATTTACACTCAGGGTCTAAAAACTTTTCGCCTTGGTCGTGGCGAGTCGCTTTGTATTTAATTTTAGCTTCTTCTTCTGTATAAGCTTTAGCTTGAACTAATTCTTCTTTGTCTTTTACTATTTCAACAACTTCAAATCTTCCTTTTTCTGCATTCCATTGTTTGTCACTTCGTTCCCATCTATCAAATCTACAAAACCTATCACCTAAAGTGTAGAGAAGTTTATTATCCTCTGCATATTTTTGAACTGTTTTAGATAATTTTCTAACAAAAGGGACAGTGTCGTGGTATTTTTTAAAAATTTCTCTAGCTTTGTCTGAACTAATACCTAATTCTTTTTGAAGTTTTCCTTTTCCCATTCCATAAAACAATCCTAAATTAATAGTTTTAGCTTGGTATCTCTCTATTTTAGCTAATTGTGCTACCACATTGTGAAAATCTGCTTTAGGATCATCTTTATATGATTGTGCTACCTCCTCTATTCCACTAGCAAATAAATATCCTTTTTTGTTTAATTTAACTGCATAATGCACTACAATACGCGGCTCTTGTTGAGAATAATCAAAAGATCCCCACGTACAATTTTCTTCAGGAATAAAAAGTTCTCTCATTTTTTTACCAATATATCCTCTTGCTGGTATTTGTTGTAAGTTAGGATTCGACATTGAAAATCTTCCTGTTATCGTGCCTCCTTGGTCTGATCTTATTTGATTAATATCTGCGTGTATTCTTCCGTTATGTACATAACTTAATAAACCTTCAACAAAAGCGTGCTGGGCTTTGTCGCATTCTCTTGCCTTGGCAATCATTCTTAAATAAGGATCAGAATGTGTTTTTAAATAGTTTTTTGGAAGACTTGGCATTTCAGACTTAGGAGTCTTTTTGTAGTTAGTAATTTTTCTGTTCTGTAATAGTTTTTTTATTGATGCAGCTGCCCAAATATTTACTTGTATTCCTGTTCTTTTTTTAATTATAGCAATTAAATTATTCTTTCTTTTTTCTAACCTGTTTCCTAGTATGTTTGCTTTTTCAACATCAATCCTTACTCCTTTAAATTTCATATCAACTAGGCAAGGAAATAATTTTGTTTCTAAATCAAATATTGTTTTTAATGTTTTTTTATCTCCCTCTGTATTAGTGTGGTAAGGTTTTTGTAATAGATCTTCAAACTTTTGCCATAATTTTAAAGTTAAGTTAACGTCTTGCTCTGCATAATCTTTAACCACTTCGTAAGATAATTCATTCATCCTACTTAATGGATCTTTTATTCCAGATTTTTCTTGAAGATCATATTTATATTTAGAATCTTTTAAATAATCTTTACTTATTGCATCTAAAGAATATCTCATTCTATTTTCGTCAATTACTGAGGCTGCTATCATGGTATCTAGTAATGGTCCTTGAGGCATGAGCCCTGTTTCTGAACGAATCCAACACACATCGTACATGGCATTATGAAATACTTTTTTAATATTAGGGTTTTGAAATAATTTTTTATTTAAAATTTTCCAAGTGTGAGAGGGATCATGATTACTTGTACGTGCATGTCGTATAGGAAAATAAAAAGTTTGTTTTGATGTGGCTATTGCTATTCCACAAACAAAACCTTTTCCTGTTACAGCTCCTGAACCTCTCTTCTTTAAATCAGGATCGTAAGTTTCTAAGTCAACTGCTACTAGGTCAACATCCTTTAAATCTAATTCTATAAGTTCTGGTACCCTACACATCTTTTTTAAATGCAAATCCTTGTGGTAATGGAAGAGTGGTATCCTCTGGATAATCTCTCTCGATAGCCATTTGACAATAATGAATTGCTTTTTCTAGATCTTGCTTTTGCCCTTTCTGTTTGTGTCTGCACAAATACTTTATAGCATTGCCTTCCGCAAAGGGCAAGTTGTTCTTATTTATAAACTCACTTGGCTGAATGACCATCGATTGATAGTGCGATCCTCCAATTTGTTTTTTATAAACGTTTTTCATTTAACACCTCCTAGTGTTGCTCCAAGACTTGATTGAATAATAAAAAGATCATAACGAGCTCTTGTCACTGCTGTGTATGATAATCTTATTTGAGTATCCCTTGGTTCTTGGCTATACCTAAAAGGATAAACGCTTGTGTCGAATACGCAATTATCTCTAGTAATTCCTTTTATTTCGTGAATGTTTCCGTATTCAACTCTAACTTTATCTTCAGCAAAATTAAATCCTTTGCTTAAAACTTTTTTAATATATGCAATACGTTCTATGTTTGCGCCTGTTCTTACAATGTGAAAATTTCCATTTTCTAAAATTTCTGGTTTATAAATATCTTCTTTAATAAGTTCATGAATTGTATAAGGTTTGTCAATCATTTCATCAAAACATAATGTTTTTCCTGTCTTACCATGCACTACAACTTTTCTTCCTAAATAGTTATGAAATTGTTTAATATATTTTAGTTCTAAAGGTTTCCCTTTTAAAAAAACTTCATCATAATTTTTATGTGCTCTTAATTCTTTTACAGGAACATGGGGAGAACTATTAATGTGAGCGAAAACAATTCCGTGTTGAATAAAAAATTTACGAACAGCGTGATTGGTAGGATTACCTCGGTACGTAAAAATAAAAGTTTCTTCCGTGTTTTTTATTTTGTAAATAAGTTTATCTAAATTTAGAGAAGGTGATTTAAGACCTGGAATTCTTATAATGTTTCCTTCATCTTTAGTAGGTGTCCATACTCTTTCATAACCATACTTTGTCCATAAAGGTTTTATTATTTTTCTTGCAAAAGCATTTACCACTTTACTACATCTTAATCCTTCGGTTAATTCTTGCCACGGTTGAGCTGCATTTTTATGAAATGCATCTGCATCAGATCCAGAAAATTCAAAAATAGTTTGATCAGGGTCTCCCACCATATATAAATGTCCATCTCTTACATTTGCTCCCATTTTTTTAACAGCTTTTAATTGTGGAACATTACAGTCTTGAGCTTCATCTATTATTAAAGCTTGAATATCTGACTCATCATTTTGATTATTGTATTTATCAATCATGTCAGCAAAATCAGAAATACGATTTCTTTGTTTGTACTTCTCATAAGTTTCTTCCATGTGCTCTATTTGTCTAAGGTTATAGGGTTTGTATTCTTGAAGAACGTGAGGGCTGCAAGTGTTGTAATGTTCTTTAAGTGTCAATCCTTTTCCATGTGCGTCTGAATAACATTTAAAAAAACCATGAGTTTTCTTAAGTTCTTTTCCTGTCTCGTGTTTTCCCAGTTTAAAATTTATATTTTCCATACACAAATTTTCAAAGTGATCATCACATATGCCATCCCATACATCTGAACCTGGGTTTTTACTTCTACAGTATTTATGAATGGTGCATACCCTATAATCAAAAAACTTTTTACGTAAACCTCTACTTTTAACCTCGGGTAATTCTAAGATGGCTTTTTTAATTTGATCAGAGGCAACGTTAGTATGAGAAGTAAGAATAATTTTTTCTATGTCATATTTTTTTAAAAGTTCTTTGTATTTGTTAATTAAAAATATATGTGTTTTCCCTGTTCCTGGCGGACCCACTACAAATCTAATTTTAGTCATTCGTAATTTCCTTTGTTTCTACTACTTCTCCTTCAACAATTAAATCGTCTTTATCTATTTCATAGTTTTCTATTCTCCATCTTACCGCTGATTTTTTATTTATCTTACCTGCTATTCTTTTAGCTTTTAAAATTGTCTGTATTTTTCTAACTAAATCTGGACGTTTTATTTTTTCTCCTTTACCAGCTAAGTAATCTTCGAAATCGTCTAAGTTAAACTCTAAGTATCCTTTCTTTTCTTCAAAGAAAGGGCTTTTATAAGTTAATAAAACTTTAGGGTCTACGTAAGCTTTTTTGTAATTAACATATTGGCCTAAAAATTTAATAAATCTATAGTCTTCACTAGCTTCTGAAACGTAGTCTGCAGATTTGGCTCTTTCATTAAACTTTTTTAACATCATTCTTTCAAACTCACCTTTTTTAAATTTAGGCAACATCACTTGGACTTGTTGCATGCAATATTCTCTAAATAAATTTTCATACATTAATGTTTTTCCCTCTACAAAAACTTCTTGTTTAGGGTCTACATTTATATCTACAAGGTATCTGTCATGACCGTACTCAACAATGTCACCAATAATATTTTTAAGAAGAGGATCACCTATTCCATAAGTTTTAGTTTTACATAATTCTGATTGGCAAACTTCTTTTAAAGTTGGACAATGACAAAAGTAATTGTAGTCGTTGTTTTCTACTTGATTAATAACTTTTTCTACTTGTTTTTCGTCCATAGACGGTTTCATATAACGTCTGTTGGCTTCTCGAGTTAACTGTTGCCAAGTATGTTTCTGTCCAGTTTTTTTATCTATTCCAAATTCAGGATAAGCTTTTTTGTAAAACATTGCATAGTTCATTAAAGCATCATCTCTTCCCCCTTCTCCCACTCCTTTTTGAAGTGCAACTAAACATGGAGGAGCTTCTCGGTAAGGATTATTATCTTTTACTGGTTTTTTAATTTCAAAATCAGATTCTGTTAGAGATTTTTCATCATACAAATCAAAAAATTCTTGTAGGCTTGCAGCACTTCCATCAGATTTGTAAGCATATCTAGACCCTTCTTCTGCATTGTAATAAGGAAGGTTTAAAAAACTTCCAACGTGTCCTTTTCCTTTTATAATTTTTTCTTGAACCGGGTATGTTCGATCAAGGTCATTTCCAATTCTTAATGCAGCAGCATAAGAACTTATTTTAATCTTCATTAAAGACGCAGAAATAAATGTTTTAGAAAACAAAAATGCATGAGCACCTCCGCTTTTAGAACGACAAACAATAAGTGGTAATTTTAAATCCTCTATTTTTTTAACTAATTCTTTATTATCTTTTTTATGAGCATCAATATCAAGACAACCCCATTTACATTTGCTTTCTGAATTGATGGGAATTATTCCTAAACCAATTCCTTTTCCTGATAAATGTTCTTGCCATAATGTGTGTGAAGGAGGTTTTCCTTTGTAGGTGAGAGCGCTACCATCCCTTTTGATTTCGGTACCGTTAGGTGTGCCCATCTCAAAAGTGCCATAACCAATGTCAGATCCCTCAAATATCTTTTTAAATTTCTCTATCATAACCAAGCAATATTAAAAAGGGCGGCTCCAGTCTCCCTTTGCCGCCCTCTTTTTTCCTGACAAAATAAATTGTCAGAGAAACTTTATAAGCTCACGCCAGTTCTAGTGGCTTCAGCCGCTTCGGGTTTAGCTATGACTTCGCCACTGCCGACTCTTTCAGCAAATTTTTTAGCAATGTCATAAACTGCTTTGTTAGTGATTGGTCCAACCTTAGACACATCCCAACCAAACCATGTTCCTTTGTCATTAGACATCTGAACTGTTTTTAGTTTATAAATGTGGCTGTATGTTGGCGGAGTGAACAGACCATTTTTGCCCTGCATCTTAATCCCCATCATCATTGAGTTCCATTTTCTACTCACTTTTAATTGAGTAGCTTTCATAGAAATCAAAGCTGTAGTTGGAGTCTTAGCAAGAAGGACAACAAAGTGGTTTGCTGTGTTCTCAAGATAATTACCGTTAGGTAATCTGTCTTTGTAAGATTTATCGCGAGTGGTTGTACTCACAATACTCGCCGTTGCGTCGTGTATTGCAACAGGAGCTCCTTTACTTTCACCTCTGTCTTGCCATTCTACATACGATCTTCTGTAGTAAACTGGTAAAACTTCTATCCCCTTTGAACCGTCGTAAATTTCATTACTAACGGTATTCAAGATCATGCCAGGTTCTGCCCCCTCGACATATTTCCCGTCTCTTTTATTTACCTCGGGAGATAGTTGTCCCAAAACTTTGAGAAATGGTAATGCAAGATCATCTTGCGCCATGTTCTCAGAGCCAGCATCAGCATCAGCTTCAAATACATTTGTAGCCAAAGCACCTGCTTGATCACGTTTCGTGATATTTGTTTCTTTGTTCATGTTTATTGTTTCCTTTTTATTGTTGTTTTATTTCCAACAAATATGTTGAAAAGTTCCGTTGGCATTTCTTTTCCTGCCTCGAGGCGCTCACGGACTAACGCTTTCAGAGTCATGGGCTCGACCTTCAACTTTTGTGTCGGTTCAAACCCTTGACCCTTCGCAAGTTCGGCATAATCAGCCGCCTTGTTATCTTCGTTTCGACCAAAGGATACGGATATCTCATTTTTGATTATATCCCCTAGTCCATTTTGACGAAGCCAGTTAAACGCCGCTTCTTTATTTGCTTGTGTAATAGTGGCGCTATAATTCGTTTTAACTTCTATTGATGATCCATCTGCTAATTTAAGAAATGATAAACCCATTTCAGATAACATTGTAGGTATAATTTCTCCTGAAATAAAATCTAATTCTTTTTTCTTTTGTTTTATGTATTCTTCGTTTGTTTGGATATCTTTTTGTAAACTCTGCATCTCTTTTATTTTATCTGCAAGTTTATCTATGTTCTCTGTTTTATCAAGAACCTCTTCTTGGTCTTTTTCAAAATCAATTGACTGCATCTGTTGTTCCTTTCTCATATAAGTTAATTTCAATAGGATAGTATTTTCTTTCTTGTTTATCCCATTTCAGCAATTTAAATTTCCCATTTGTTAATTCTGCTACAATAGAACATGCTACACCAATGATTGCAGGATCTCCTGTCAATAATAAATAATCTTCTATCGTATAGTTTCTGAGCCCCTGTCTAAGTTTATAGATCAGAGGCCCTGGAGAAAATATGATTTGTGAAAGTTCTGGTAATAGAAATTTAAAAATTCCATATTCTGCAGCTCCCATGATATTAATCTTTGGACGCCCTTCACGGGTTCCAGGGATTTCTTGTATTACATACACGGTTGGTACTTTCTTCTTTTTTACGTTTCCGTAGTCTACAGTTTTTTCTACTTTCATACTTGACTTATATAAGCTATCCTATATAACAAGTCAATAGAAAGATGAAGTATAAATTTAAGACTAAACCATACAAACATCAAATGGATGCTTTAGAGCTATCCTGGAATAAAGAATCGTTTGCTTATTTTATGGAAATGGGAACAGGTAAAACTAAAGTTCTTATTGACAATATGGCTATGCTTTATGACAGAGGAAAAATTGACGGAGCTTTAATTATTGCTCCTAAAGGAGTTATTTCAACTTGGCATAATCAAGAGATACCTACACATTTACCAGATCACATAGAGAAAGTGGCAGTAATGTGGCAAGCCAATATTAATAAAAAACAACATGAAAAATTAAAAAGTGTTATGGCTCAAGGTCATGAACTTCATATTCTTATTATGAATGTTGAAGCTTTAAGCACAGATAAAGGCAAAGATTTTGCTACATCTTTTTTAATTGCACACAATGCAATGGTGGCGTTAGATGAAAGTACTACAATTAAAAACCCTAAAGCTCAAAGAACTAAAAATATTTTGGGTTTAAGAAAAATCTCTAAATATAGAAGAATAATGACTGGTTCTCCTGTTACTAAAAATCCCCTAGATTTATTTACTCAATGTTATTTTCTTGACCCTTTTCATTTAGATCATGAGTCCTATTTTTCATTTAGAATGAGATACGCTATTATGAAAACAGCTTATATTTCAGGTAGAAGTATTCAATTAGTTTCTGGATTTAAAAATTTAGGAGAACTTTCTGAAAAACTACAGCCTTTCTCATATAGAGTATTAAAAGAAGACTGTTTAGATTTACCAGATAAAATTTATATGAAGAGAGAAATTGTATTAAGTTTAGATCAAAAAAGAATTTACAAAGAAATGAGAGAGAAAGCGTTAGCTCATTTAAATGGTAAAAAGATTACAACTGCTAATGCATTAACACAACTAATGCGATTACAACAAATAACTTGTGGTCATTTCACAGCTGATGATGGCACAATACAAGATATAAAGAATAATCGTATAGAAGAACTTATGGATGTACTAGAAGAGGTAGAAGGCAAAGCTATTATATGGGCTCATTACCAATATGATGTTCAAAGCATATGTAAAAAAATTGAAAAACGTTTTGGTCCGGGATCCGTGGTTCATTATTACGGAAAAACGCTTCCCGAAGAACGAGACAAGGCTCTTAAGAATTTTAAAACTAAACCTAATTGTAGGTTTTTTGTAGGTACTCCACATACCGGTGGCTATGGTTTAACTTTAATTTCAGCAAACACAGTTATTTATTACTCTAACGGATATGATCTAGAAAAAAGAATGCAATCAGAAGACAGAGCACATAGAATAGGACAAAAGTCGTCAGTGACATACGTAGATATTATAGCTGAAGAAACCGTAGATACCAAGATAGTAAAATCTCTTCGTAAAAAAATAAATATAGCTTCTGAAGTTCTAGGAGAAGAACTTAAGTCATGGATTTAGTAGGATATACACGCGAGGCGCGCAGAATTTTTAGTTTTTAAAATATATAGCCAACAGCATTAAAAATAAAACAAGTCCCTGATACTTATTGAAAAGGGTAACGAAGACTTTTTCATGATAAGCTTTAAGCTTTTCCCATATAAATTTCATTGTTTCTCCTGGTTAAATAGGCGCGTAACAAGTTTTATTATTTTCGTCTTTATATGCTTTCAAATATTGTTTTCTATTGTTGCCTTCAGAATAACTGCAGTGTACCCAGCCCGAGTTAGGATCTGATTCATTCCAGAACTCAAGAATCAATTGGTCATAGTCTAGGTTTTCGTTGATGTAATCTGCTAATTCTTTATTTGATACTCCAAAAATTTCGAAGTCCGCCGCCTGGCCTTTTGCATGTTGCGACGTGGTTTTGCTGCCTATGGCAATGCACAATTCTGGAGAGCGATATCCGCTAGAAACGGTCACTACGCGTCCAAAGTGCTCTCTGACAGGCTGTAGGACGTGCGTACAGAGCGATTTGAGGTTGTCCT